GAATCCAAATCTGGCAGTCAGGAGATCAGCCAGTTAGACCAAAAGCTGACACCTCAGCAGTTGCAGGGCGTCAGAAGGGTGCTAAGGTTCCTCGAAAGAGACCGGCAAGAGGCAGCCGAAGCAAATCGAAACGTAAACTTCGATAGACAGAAGGGCATCACCTCCGGAATGGTGATTGCCTACCAGATAGCGTACTCAGCAATCGTTGCTGAGCATCCCCAAGTTCTTAGTGGAGAATAATTCAAATGGCATCGTTCAATAAAGTCATCCTGATCGGCAACCTGACACGCGACGTCGAGGTACGCTACACGCCGAGCGGGATGGCTGTTTCTGATGTGTCACTGGCGGTCAATGAATCCTACAAAAACAAGGCTGGCGAGAAGGTCGAAAACACCGTCTTTGTCGAATGCACCTTGTGGGGCAAAACTGCCGAGTTAGCCGGGCAATATCTCGCCAAGGGTAAGCCGGTTATGTTCGAGGGTAAACTGAAACTCGATCAGTGGGACGACAAGGAAACCGGCAAGAAGCGGTCGAAGCTAGGCGTGACAGTTGAGTCGATGCAGTTCCTCGGAAGTCCATCCGGAGGCAAGGATGCACCGCAGGAAGAAGATCGACCACGGCAGCAACAGACGCGGCAGTCGGCACCAACAAAGCAGAACTACAGCAATCACAGCCATAGTGATGATGTGGATAATCTCCATGATGACGTTCCGTTCTAAAAATACACCCAGGGCGGGAAGCCCACTACAGAGCGGTTCTGAGTGCTGCGACCGGAAAGGCAGAACAGGGCCATCGGAGTGATCCGAGTCGTTTGTGAGGGAATCCGGAAAGCCCTCGTTAGCAGCGGATAACCATAGCTCTCCGCATAATGACGACAATTCAAGGATAACCAAGGATGGTTGCATTATCACAGACCGGCAGTGTCCGGGACTTTCCAGCGTACCTGCACTTTACGCCTCGACCAGACCAGCCAGAACGATTCGACGAACAGACGGCGTTCTATGAGTCGAAATCAGATGGCGTGAGTTGGATGATTGGCGGCAACGGAGCCGGGACAACAACCACGCTGCTGGCGAAGGTTGCTCGGTTCGTCTACGAGACGCCACCACCCCGCAAGGATACGCCGTTCTGGGTTATCGCTAAGTCATACGATCAGGTGACTAAGACCTGCTGGAAGGAGAAACTATACGGCCAAGGGCACATCCTTGATAAGGACGTCGATTGGGCACGAGTCGGCTGGTACAAGTCAAAGCAACGCCTACCCTACTCTGTCCCGCTCAAGCCCGATGCGAAGGGAAATAACTGGATGCTGGAGTTCAGATCCTACGAACAGGGGATCGGGGCGATGATGGCTCAGGCTATCGGGGGTTTTGCATTCGTCGAACAGTTCCCGTGGGGCGTATTTGAAGAAGTATTGCGAGGATGCCGAGAGTACAACTTTCCGGGTTCTAAGCTGGTCGAGTACACGCCAGTTGATCCGGACTTGTCGATCGACATTGAAGAGATGCTGGAGAACGGGCCAGAGCCTGAATCAGGCAAGCAGCCGGGCTTGCGATACATGCCGAGGAACTGGAAAATCTATCGTGCAAATACCATGTGTGCGATGGAAGCCGGGCACGTCGACAAGAAGTGGTTTGAGGAATTCTTCGGCATGGTTCCGGAGGATATGCTTGACGTCCGCATGAAGGGGCTGTTTGCCTCATTCGAGGGCGTTATCTACAAAGGGTTCAATGTTGCCACACATTGTATGGGTGATGAAATGTGGGGCAGAATTAAGCACTGTTACCACAGACGCGGGATAGACTGGGGAGCAGGTCCAGAGAACGACTTCGCTTGCGTATGGGGAGCCAGAAATAACCTTGGACAATGGTTCATCTATGATGAGATTGCTTGCCATGACCAGACAAAGACTACCGTCGACCACCTGAGTGATGTCTACGAGGCGTGGGAATGGCCGAACGACGACAAGATGTATGGCCCGTCGTACTGTGACCCGTCTTCACCTGACAACCTCAGAATTGGCATGAAGCTCAACCTCTACAATCCGAAGGTTGAAAACCTGTCTATGATGCGAGGGAAAAACTCTGTTATCGAGGGGATCGAGCACATTCAGTATCTCCTGAAGCCTCAGATTCCGGTCCCGGTTGTCGACGCCAAAGGGATGCCGATCATTGATCCTGCAACTGGGAAGGTGAAAATCAAATTGGAGCCAAAACTGTTCATCCATCGCACGAACTGCCCCAAACTTGTCCAGCAAATGAAAACCTATCGCTGGCTACGCGGCAGCAATAAGAATTCACGAACAGCGATCAACCCGAAGGATGCTCCAAGACAGCCATTAAAAAAAGCCGATCATCAATGCGACGCGCTTCGTTATCTCTGCTTCTCTGACGATTTCATGACAGGTTCGACAATTTCCTCAGCGAAAGCCCATTCGTCACTTACTGCCCAGGTGTCTGGTGAGTATCTTCCAGACTCAGGCCGCCTGAAAGGCTTTACAACGCGACACCGAGAGAGAGGCTAGTTTATGGTTCCTTTGAACTGGATTGCATCGCCAATCCTTGCCCAGCGTAGCATTGAGATCCACAGCATCGACACGGCTTTTGACGAGGTCAAAGTTGCGACCGTCTACACAGTGACAGATACAACTGGTAAAATCGGGGTATTCAGTATCCCGACAATGACACTTGCCAAAGCAGTTGCTGACGGTGACGCCGTCCACAAAGCACTGCTTGAACGGCACTTCGCAGAAATGGAATTCTCCGATGGCCAACCCACTATTCCCGAAGTTCAACCAGAGCCAGCAGGACCAGAAGCAGATTCAGGACAGCCTGAAGAAGATCCAAACCCTGTCAACGAAGACGGAGCCACAGAACCGGGTGGCGTTGATGCAGGAGATCCACCGAGTACGCCAGAGACTACGGGGGAAGAATCAGACGCTGGACCGACAACTGAGCCAGTTAGCGAACGACGCCCAAAAGAACGTCGTAAGCGTACACAGCGGAGCAAGGGAGGCAGTCAGGGGGATGCTGGATCTGCTCCAGACAGCGAACAGCCCCTCGACGTCCAAAGCTAGATCGGCACTTGCAAGCACGCTAAAAGCTGGATTGCGTGACATCAGTGGTGACGTCAGCAGAACTGTTGATTTGATCGAACAGTTGACGCCTGAAATCTTCGGAGGAAGCAAAACGCCGGAGCAGGCTGGAGGACGGCGGGTAGAGTCAGAACCGACCACCCGCCGTATCGTTCCGTCTGAACCTCAGACGTGGAACGGTATGCGGCTTGTCGGAAACAATACCGTCGAGATCCGGACGGCTAATTTCCGAGGACGCTACAACATTGACCATCCGGCAGTCACTGGCGTCATGGTTCCAGTGACCAGTTCAAACGTCCATAGCATCGGGTTTCAGTTCAACCTGAAAGCTCCTGCCAAATCGACGCTGCTGGTTCGGTATCTTCAGGGTGACAAGCGATCGAAGACGATGGGGCCGCTGTATGGCTACGCTGACGTGCACCCGAAGCTATTCGAACAGTTCCTGCGGGCGTCCAGCAAGGGCGGGTTTGTTTGGGACGAATTGCGTGTTCGAGGCACAATTGCGGGACATCAGTACCGCTACACCTTATTACAGGCTGTCGGCGGTAATGTTCCACGTCGAGCTATCCTTGTGAGCGGCATCCAGATCCTGCAAAAACGAATACGTCAAGCAAAAGATGGCCGCGTTGGAGCTTCTAAGTTGCAAACGGAGGTTAAAGGACCGTATCGTCCTACCAGCAACAGGCCAAATCGTGGTAATCCCGACCGGGGATCTCAGAGACCGAACCGAGGCAGGTAATGCAAGTTATCCAGCAAAGCCATCCGTGGCACACAGAATGCAAGTGCTTTGAAACTGGTATTGTTCCGTTCGGTGAACCATTACCGGAACCATGCTGTATCTGGGTTGAGGGGGATAGCGGGGAAACTGTAGTGTTTCGTCGGCTAGTGAAAGATGGATGCCATGTGTGCAGGACATGCAAACTCACAAATGAACAGCACGCCTATTTCGATAAGATTGAGGCGAACTAATGGCGACAGGACCGAAAGGCGAAAAGCATCTGTGTGGAGCATGTGGGCAATGGCACGCCCCGCACCGCCCGGATAACTGCATCCAAGTCGCCATATGCCAGTCTTGCTGGAAACTCATTCCGCTCAATACCCGCGTTTGGGCGTTATCACTCGCCAGCATGACCAGCACAGTATCAGCACTCGATAACTCAATCCACGAGCTGCTTGACGGTGTTGTTGAGGCTATTGCAGCCAGCAAGAAGAGTGATACTACACGCGGGTACAATGACAATTAACTCAACGGAGGCAGTATGATCATCACAAAAGGGAAGCACATTGGACGCGATGTTTGCGGACTAAACGACAACGAACTTGTTGGGCTATGTTTCGCATGGAGGAATAAGGACTACGGGCTATCTGAGTCATGCAGAATTGAACTGGCGTCCCGTCATGGGAAAGATGTTGCTGATCAGCTTGTTGATATTCACGAGCAGAAAATACGAACAGGTGAGTACAAATCGCTTCCCTATCAGCCAAAGCCAACTACGCCATTTTCATCATGCAATTCATGCGGACGAAAGTGCGAAGTATTAATAGAGCGGATCTGTGCTGAGTGTTACGGGCCTATGGCGTGCCTTGATGACGGAATGTCGCACATACTCAACACGCAGCGAAGAATCGACAGGTATTTCAAGATGGGGCTGAATCTGGAAATAGTCAGCACCGGAAAGTACAAATGCCTGATTACAGGAGTTCGCGTCACATCGAATGGGCACTGGACATTCGATGGGGTGTCAGGCAAGGGCGTTGTATCACTAAAGAAAACACTAAAGGCCAGCAACGTAAGCATCCCGTAGATGCTTTTTTCTTTGTCCACAGTCGATTCTGACCGTGTGAGTCATTGACAGACTTTCTTGCATCCTTGACAATTCACATAACTGCCAAACGGATTGGGTAGTTTCGATGTTCAAGGCAGGATGCTATGGAACAATCAATAGTACCCAAGGACGGGGAAAGCCAGCCGGATTTTGCTATCCGGTTTCATCAGTCTCTAATGACTGATATCCCGAACACTGCTGAACGGAATCGGCAGTGTTTCGAGGCATGGCGTTCTCATGTTGGCGATGAGCCGGAAGTTGCTGAATCTCGACGATATCACAAGTCGTCTGAGTTTTTGGAGCGGCGTGACATCCCTGTCTTTGAAGAACATGAGATCCCAGCCCGCAAGTCTCGCGATGGCCGCACGATTCCCGCAGTGAAGTATGACCGCAAGGCATTGGCTTCTATCTGCCGGAACATGAACGAGCAGATCGCAGACGTCGGCAAGTTCTGCCCGATTACCAACGGACACACGTCAGACAACCGGACTGATCCGGAACCTGAAGTACTCGGATATACCGGGGCATATCGTCTCGGGATGATCGGCAACAAGAAACCACGTTACGCCATCTTTGCTGATGAGTATCACCGCAAGGATCGTGACGAGCTATTGCGTGGGCGACGTGGCAGGTCGGTTGAGGTTCTGCCTCTGCCGGACGTTCACAAGCGATCGTTCTACCCGATTGCAGCCCTTGGGGCCGATGAGCCAAGACTGAATCTTCCTCCTGCCAGATATTTCAATCGACCGTCTGAGCACGGAGACATTGAAGTCGAGAGATACATGATGGTAGCACCGGGTGGGAACGGGACGTTTGTGCCTGGCGATGACCGCGACAAGTACGGCGACGAGGAAGAACTTCCAAAGGATCTGATTAAGTCGATCATGGAAGCCTTCATGAACTCGGCAATGGGTCAGTATCTCGTTGCCAAGATGGAAGAAGACGGACAGGCAGGATCACCGAACCCGCTTGTACATCAGGCACCGAAGATGGCAGACATGCCAGCAGAGGATAGTAATCAACCCGTCCAACCGGGCGATCTCGGAATGCCGGGACAAGATCCAACAGGACAACCCCAGCCAAGCGGACTTCCGCTTGACGCTGGTTCGGATATGGGTGCAGGTGCACCAGATTCAATGATGCCGCCCAAGCCGGATGCTGGCGGTCCACCGAACAAACCGCCATTCGATAAAGGATCAAACCCAATGGCAACTGACGACAAAGACCAGTACTCCAAGTCAGCAGGTCTACAGGCTCTGGAAGCCCGGCTCGCAGCACTTGAAGCAGAGCGAGACTCTATGAAAGCTCAGCTTCTCGGATCTCAGCGATACGGCAAGTTGTCGAAGCTGAAGTCTGAAGGCTTCGAGTTCAACATGGAACGCTACATGAAGAAGGCGGAAGTTCAGACAGAAGACGAGTTCACCGCTGATCTTCAAGACATTGAAAAGTACGCTCGCAAAAGCCCGTCTGCTGTCGCTGACTTCTCAGCAATCGCAGGTGTCGGCAAGCAGGGTGAACTGCCTGAAACTGGCAACGGCGTCGATGAGCTGACTGCTGCCGACGTTGATGGAGTCATGAAGTACGCACGGAAGCACGACGTTGACTACGTCACTGCCCGCGAGCGTTACTGTGCAGAGAAGAAAAGCGGCAAGAACACCGCAGGCTAGTTCTGTCTCAATTGAGACAAAGAATAAATGTACACCATCTGAATACAACAGTGAAAGGATTCACTCATGTTCAAGGCATCGGCCAACATTCGGCCAAGTCGATTCGTTAAGTTCTCTGGCACCAACACTGTCGCGGAGTGTGATGCTGGCGAACAGATGATTGGCATTTCCGGCGAGGCAAGCGGATACGCTCCCCTGCCATCACAAACTGAATACGCCGCTGCGTCCGGCGATCCATGCACCATCTACATGGTTGGTGACGGGCTTCAGGAAGACCGCCCAGTTCTTCTGGTCCTCGGTTCTGGTGGTGCTACTCAAGGAGCATTGCTGAAATCGGACAATGAGGGGGCAGGCGTTGCCGTTGCAAGCAACAACGACAAGTACGGTGCCTTGGCACTGGAAGCCGGTTCTGAAGGCGAAGCGATTCGCGTTCGTGTCGTCTTCGGATTCTACGGAGCTTAATCTGCCCAGTTGAATGGGTTTTTTGAAACAATTGTGAAAGGATTCACAACATGACCGCTGTTCTACCGGGTGGAAACAACACCTTCGTCCCATCGCATGAAGCGAGCGGGAAACTTGTCATTGACTACAGTCGCAACGTCAAGAAGTTTGACGTCAACAAGTACACTCAGATCGTCAAGGCTCCAAAGAGCATTGGCTATTACCTGAAGTGTACGATTGATGAAGGCGGTCGAATTCTCGACAGCACGGCCCTCGATGCACTGTGGAACGATGGCGACAACGCACCGGGTGGCCGAGATGGCACATCGGAGCACGAGTACAAGGCATTCCAGACGGCTCGCCGTCAGTGGGCCTTCACGATCGGAGACAAGGCTGTCGATCAGGCAACTTGGGACATCGTCGCACAGAATGCTCAGCGTAAAGCTCAGCAGGCAATGACAGCCCGAACGATGCTGGCCTTGAACGCCATGCTGACGACTGGAAACCACATTTCCAGCCACGTCGTGGACATCTCCGCAGTGTCCGGCAACACCGGCACATGGGCCGCATCGACCAGCAACCGACAGGACATCAAGCGAAGCCTGAACACAGCTCGTGAACTGATTCTGGACGACACGTTGGCCGCTGTTGACATCGACGACCTGTACCTCGTGATCAACTCCACTTTGGCCCGTCAGTTGGCTGAGTGTCAGGAGATTGTCGAGTACATCAAGGGCTCTCCTGACGCACTGGCTCAGGTCCGTGGTGATCTGCGAACCAGCAACCAGAACGCATTCTACGGATTGCCTTCTCAGCTGTACGGTTTGAACCTGATCGTCGAAAAGACTCGCCGCGTGACATCACGCAAGCGAGCCACTTCAACGAAGTCTCAGGTTCTGCCAACCGCAACGCCGTTCATCTGTGCACGTCCGGGTTCACTTGAGGGCACTTACGGTGCTCCTTCATTCTCATCTCTGACATGCTTCATGTACGAAGAGATGACGGCTGAAACGAAGAAGGACAAGGACAACCGCCGAACATCTGGCCGCGTTGTTGAGGATTACGTTTACATCCTCACCGCTCCAGAAACTGCGGTCATGTTCCAGAACGCAGTGTAATCATCAGTCTTCGGACTGTTGCACGGTGGTCAGTCGGACGCCTCCCCGGCTGACCACCTTTTCATAACACGCCCGTCGCACCTCTCTTTCGAACGATCATGTGTCGCCGATCTGACGTGCCCCTCGACGGGTTCTTTTGAAATCTGGAAGGGTGGTGATCTTTGTCTAATGTTGCTATGAGCCACAAACCACAACGAACACCTCGGGACGAATCCTGATGGCCACTCCGACTTATGTTACCGCGTCTGATCTGATTGACACGTTCGACGAGCGTGATATTCAGCAACTCGTTGTTGATGACAACAGCGACGGCTCAGCGGTTGACGTGACGGACAACCAGCGGGTTGATAAAGCCCTATGTGCTGCGGAAGGTGAAGTTGTCGCAGCACTCAGGAAGGGCGGACGCTACGAGGCTGCACAACTTGCCGCCTTGGATGGATCTGACCTTGAATACTTCAAGCGAATCATCTGCGAGATCGCGATGGTTCACTTATTCCGACGTCGGGCCACCACTAACCCTGACGTTCTGAAATTCTACGAAGACATTCGCAAGGGCCACATTAAGGACTTGCAGGACGGCAATGCTGTCATCACTGCGGACGAACCAGCAGCAACTAATGCCGGGGAAGTCAGCAGTGAAGGGCCAACGATCGCAGAGTGGAACAATCTAAACCTCTGGCGTGATCGAGCCAACTACTTTCCATCGCGAAGATATCCATAAGGAACTGCCCACATGACTGGTTCATATTGCCCATACGTGTCCGGCCCTGTGCTGGTAAAAATCAACTTGCGG